CCATTCTATCTAGCTTTTCGTCAATATCATCCAGTCTATTAAATGTAGTTTTCCACCTCTCTTCACACTGTACTTCATGACGTAAAAACTGCTCTACAACTCCTTCGAGCTTTGTATCATTAGACATCTTTTAACAACTTCTCCATGAGCTTACCATAGTTGCCCTGACCGAAAGGTACACCTTCATTTATTTGAACGTTTGTTTGACTCTTTACGTTTGTAGCTTGAGCTTTTTCAAGATCAGCTTGAGCTTTAATCTCGTCCATTCTCATCTTATGTGCCATCTGTAACAAGTCTGCTAAATCCTTACTAGAGTAAACTCCTGTTTCTTTTGCTTCGTCAAGCTTACTTTCAATCATCTCGTCCAGTAAACTTGCAATATTATTTTTGTTGCGATACCCCATATCTAAGTAAACAGTATCAATATACTTTTTTACTTCACGTTTGTTGAGCAGCTCTACAACTTGGTTTTCAGAAACCCCGAGAGATTGCACTACCCCGTTGATATTGCCGAACTGAAGGTAACTATTGGCTACTTCGAGTCCTTCTGGGGAAATTGTAGTTAATTCTTTAGCCATGTTTCAAATTATAGTTGCTAAGGGGTAGAATGTCAAGAACTATTTTTAAAGTCCTATCGTAAAAAGCTGGGGGGAGTAGGCCACGCTACATCCTCAATAGTTGCAGGATTACCAAGATTATCTGTTATATTCCGTAAAGCCGTTCTGTATGTTGCAGCTTCTGATCTCTGTTCTGCAGTTAAAGAATTATCAGTAAGTTGAGTCCAGTCGGACCTAAATAACATATTTTGTCTAACTTTTCGTATATCATCTAGTACGCCGGAGGCATCCCAGTCCCAAGAAGAGGTGGAAAAATTCCAAGTAGCATAGTCATTAATAGGCTTTCCTATATGTACAAACTGTAACGTTGTTGGATTAAAATAGTGTTCCTCTACAAAGTACCCTATATCTTCGCAATCTAAGGGAAGGTTACTATCTGTTACATACAAAATTCTACGATTCTGAGCCTCATCCACACCTTCGGGCTCTGGGCTTATATTTGGAAAGACTGCCCCAAGTATTTTTCCTGTCGAATGTTCAATTGTTACTATATATCTTATATTATTCATAATTACTACCTTGTCTGTGCTATTAGTGTTGGAGGAATAGTACCGCTTCCTCCCCCTACTGACCCCGCTACGGCGCCTGCGCCTGCATTTTCGGATACATTAAGAGACCAGAAGTTCGAAACATAGGTAACTCCAAAAGAGTTCCATATGAGCCCTGATCTACTTTCTCCAAACGCTGCTGTGCCAACAGGTTCCACATATGCATTAAGATCTGTTGTAACTATACTACCACTAGACCCATTCAAAGTATAGAACTCTTTTATATAAAAACTGACATTTGTTTGCAATCGTCTGGAATCAAAAGCTACGGAGCCGTCTGATTTGAAAATTTGAAGACCGTAATCCCCCGCACTTCCTGTAGGTACAGGTATACTCTTTGCTTCTGCTACTACAAAATAGTATAAGGAGATAGGAGCAGTTGTTATAGTTACAGCCGTAAAAGTTGAAAAATCTGGATTATGGGTCACTGTTACTTGCTGAAACCCATAACTATTACTTCCTTCATTCACTATAATGGTTCTGCCCGGCAAATTTTTACTATTAATAAAAATTTTAGAGTTCGAACCGACTTTAGGAGCACTGGTGCCATAGCCTATAGCTGTTACTACGAAGTGGCTTAAGTTTAGATCAGTATTAGCTATTGTGAACTGACCCGAGGCATCCACCCCTTTTACTTCTACTCCAAAAGACATTAGCTTATCCTATTTGCAATGACCCGTCCGGATCGCGTAGCTGAAGAGGTGTTTGTTATGCTAAAACTGGTTGTATTTTTACTTACTGCTACATCATTTTGCCTGCCTATGTTAATGCCGGCACCATTAACTTTCATCTCTATTAAAACTTTACTAGAATCGTTCGCATTGGCACAGGCAAACGTGTGGCTCTGGCCTCCTGCGAGAGAAAAAGTTTCATCTACCTGCAAAGAAGCGGTCCGGTCAATACCAAAAACAGGAGTAGATCCATCTATTCCATATACTATAAGGCCGTAGCCTTCCTGCGCTGTCCCAGAACCTGGAGTAGTGGTGCCCCCTGATCCCGGTGATGTTGTATCTCCAGGAGAGGTAGTAGCTCCTGTAGTTACAGTAAAGGTTCTGGTCAAGGAGCCTATGGTAACGCTTGTAGAAGTAGTAGATAGCACAAAATCACTTGCTTGTAATTTAACCCAAACGTATTGATTATTTTGTACTGTCTTAGGGTTGCTAGTAAAAGCGCTATTTGCAGGTAGAGAATTGCTACTACTTATTGCAAAACCTGAGACTCCCCCGGTTATACTCACAGGAACAGGATAGCTATTTTCTACTCCAGTAACTTGAACTTTAGTGAAAACGGACGACGAGGTCACCGCACTAGTAACGCTAGGAAAAGAAAAGTTAGTTGGAGTAATATCAGGGTCTCGTGTTGTAATATTCCATAACGTACCAATGCCCCCCACTGATAGTAGCCCACTTATTGTTGAATTATAAGCATTAGAAGAGGTCAACCTTACCCACAAATAATGATTTGGTTCTATACTACCCGGCCCATTGCCAAACGAGCTTGAAGAAGGCTGACTATTTGTTGATGATGTTGCATATTGAATAGTACTGCCTCCAAAAACAGAGATTAGTGCCGGAGAGTTAATTCCAGTTATTTGAACGCTTCGATAAAACGTATAGTTTAATGCAGCGCCAGTAATGTTTGTAAAACTAAAGCTATCAGGAATCGAATCTACAGCAACGGTTGTAACAAAGAAAGAAGCTGCACGGTTTCCTACCTTCATAGTTCCGCCCGTAGTAGTACCTGCATTTCCTGCCCGCACTCTAATATGAAGATATTGCCCTGAAGTAATATTATGGGGCTGCGACTGAAATTGTACTCCGCTAAGACTGGAGGAGTTTGACACGTCCCATTGTAAATCTGGAACAGTTCCTCTAAAACTAGTCGTATCCGACGCAGCCTGCAAAGTACCTGTAAACCCTAATATTCTAGCAGATCTATAATGGTAACTTCCTATAGCTGCCCCTGTTACATTGGTCCCAAAAGTATAAACATTGGGTAGCACATCCTGCGCCCCAGTTGTTACAGTCCATGTAGCAGAAACTCCATTAACACTTACAGTTCCGAAAACAGAACTATCAAAAGAGGTCGAAGCTGTCATCTTCACCCAAAGACGTTGGCCACTTGAAATATTCTTAGCAGAAGAAGTAAACGAACTCGAAGAAGGCAATGAGCTACTAGCTGACGTTACTGCTGTAGTAATACTTCCGGATGTAACAATTACACTTTCTGTTGTAGTAAACCCAAAAAGATCAGTAAAAGTATAATATGTTGTTCCTGGGCTGGCATTTATTTTAGGGCTAAAACTAAAATTGTTGGGTACATCATCTGCCCATCTAAAAGCAATTTCCGTAGTATATGTCTGACCTGAAATAAAGGCCTTGATACCCGGGGCTGCTCCTTGTAGGACTAATTTTCCGGATCCTATTGAGGTGCCTCTTTCCAGAGTGAAAGTCTTGTCATAGTAAGCTGAAACAGTTCCTAAAATCTCCGTCGCATTAACATTAATATAATGTTTACCAGTATCTCCGCCTGAGGAGATAGCGTCATTACCTGCTGTTGCTCCACTAATACTCGCTAGAATAGTAGGTACTCTTTCAATTTCTACAGTGCCGGGCCAAAAATCATTGTTAACTAAAGACGCTGGAGCTCTTATGGTTATATTAACTTTATCACTATTATTCCAGTTAAGATTTCCAATATTACTTGTAATACTGTAATCATTTCCTAAAGTTATAATTCCTGTACTATAAGTCGTCATCTAGTATTTTTCCAATATGGTCCTTGAAGTCTTCCGCATCTACCCTATAATATACTGCTCCCGCATTTGCACTAAAGGGAACTGCTTCAGGCAACATTGCAGTACTAAGAGATTTTATATGATTAGGAAAATTACCCTCTTCGAATGTATTAAGTTGATTGTAGTATCCGTGAAAGCTATTTAGTTCTCTTTGATCTACAGCATATTGCAATAAGTCATGAGCTAACTGGTTTCTAAAATTTTGCCCTCTAAAATTGGGATGAACGGCTATTAGGTGGCCTATGCTCTTTCCTGCAATTCGATCCTCGGTAGCACAGTGGAATAAAACTTCTTGATTATTGTGTGACCAAATTCTAGAAAAAGTCATTACTAAAGATATTTCTGTAACAGGTTCTACTATAAAAACTTCAGCTGATGTGAAAAAAGATCCTTCAAAAGCTTCAGTTATCCAAGGCAGATCTTCTCTTTCCGCCAGTCGGCTCGTCCACGGCCCTAAGGTTGGAGTTATAAGCTGAGTTATCTCTTGTTCCGTATACACTTTAGTCTCTCCTATTTCATTAAGTTACAATTATAGTGGAAGTCGCATAAAATGTCAAGAAGTTTTTTTGAGGTGGTGCAATAAAAAGGGCCCCGAAGAGCCCTTTTTGCTGAATGCTAGAATGAGAAACGAATCTCAGTTTCCAGCTTGGAGCCGATTGGATCAACTTCGTCGATCTTAGAACCTTCCCACTTACCTTTGAATGTAAGAGGGCCATTCTTAACCTTATATCCAACTTCTCCTGAGTAGCCATCAGTGCGAGGACCTACTTCGAAGTACAAGTTCTTGTTGCTATCTCCAAATAAAGTGCCGAAACGCAGGTGGTGAACAGTGTCATCACTCAAAAACTCGTCGTCTAAAAATTTCAGCTCATTTTTGTATTCCACATATGGGCCAGCCATTGCAGCGCTGGAAAATACCATAAGACTGATAAAAGTTAGCATATATTTCATGTTTTTCTCCTTAGTAGGTCCAAAACAGGAGCATACAGGATGTCGCTCCCTCCATTTTTTCTCCACTTTTCAAATTATATGAAGTATGATACCAATTGTCAAGAATTATTTTTGCTTGGTGTAATAAAAAAGGACTCCGAAGAGTCCTTTACTTATTTAAGGGGAAGGGTAGATAATACAGCGAGTTTGTCCTAAACCTCCGCTGCTTTGTCTGTATTCCCAACAGGCTTTTTTACATCTACTCTATATCCAGCAGACTTCCATTCTTCAATAGTTTTACACGTTTTGTATGATCGCCAATCACCGATAGGCTTAATACGAGTACAAAACTCATTATTCTCATTTACTTTTGCAACATAAGAGCGATCTGCAGAAGCTACAGATGAAAAAGATAGAAGGGTTAGGGCTAGAGCGAACGGGGCGACGAGTTTCATGATTTTTTCCTTTAAAATTCTCTTGAAGTTTTCTTTAACTTCGGGGCATATTATAACAATATATTATTACAATATTATTACAAGTGTTACAAAACTTCACACTTTTTTTGTATGGAGTCGCATTAACTTATACACCGTTTTACGTTTCTGAAAAAACCCAAAGTCGTACGTGAGGGGGAGCCCCGCGCGGCCGCGATAGTCAAGGTCTATTAACCGCCCCCGTTCGATAGAAAAAATCAATTGACAAATGGCTTCGATAGGCGCACTATATAATCTCATTCACTGACAGGGGGCTACCATGCTACACCTACTTGGCACATATCTAATCTCGGCGCTACTAACAATTTCTGTTAGCGTTTCCGGCGTGACTGGCTGGCTATTCGTTACGACTAGCGACTACTGGCTGACGCAAATTATCGGCGCGGCGCTAATTGTTTTTGCTTTTATAATGGTTACGGTTGCTTTTGCAATCACTCAATTTTATTCGGAATAGGGGGGCTGTCCAACTTTTGTCCAGCTTTAGGGCTTTGACTCTTTCGCTCAATTTGCTATAATACTCGCACACTAACCAAGGGGACTCTTATGTCTAACTACACTGAAAAAATGATTGCCACCATGAAAGCGGCGGCTCCCTTAAATCTTGCCAAGGCTCAAGACCTTGCTTCGGACTTTGGCGTCAGCCATCGCTCGGTTATCTCAAAAGCGAAAAGCGAGGGCATCGAATATGTTGCCGCGACTCGCAAGGCGGCGAGCAAGCCTAGCGGCCCGACCAAGGCCGATATCTTGCGCGGTATCCGCGAGGGATTGAGCTTAGGCGACCGCGAAGGCGACCTAACCAAAACCGAGCTTGTCGCCATCTTGGAGCACATCGGGTGAAGGCGGCTCGCCTCTTAATAGATTGGTTGGGAGCAGCAGCGTTATGCTGCGCTCCTTTCATAATCGACACGACCGAGGGCAAAGCCCTCGCCATCGTGGGGCTGGCACTTTTGACGTTGCAAGCGTTGCGCGTTTCGTGCTATAATCTGGTTTTCTTAAACGTGATCGGCATTGGAGGATACTTATATGCGATTTATTTTTGACCTAGACGATACTGTCATAGACAGCAGCCACCGGCAGCGTTTGCTGTCGGGCGGTTCAATCGACCTTGACTATTGGCGAGCGCATTCGACTGTGGGCATGATTGCTCGTGATTCGCTGCTCCCGCTGGCTGTCAAGATGCAAGAGGCGATTGCCGATGGCTTAGACGTTTGGATTTGCACGTCTCGCGTGATGGGCGCGGCTGACTATGCATTCCTTCGTATGCATGGCTTGCACCCTCGCGGCGGCATTATCTCTCGGCTGCAAGGCGACGAGCGCGGTTGTGGCGAGCTTAAACTTGCCAAACTTCGAGCGGTAGCCGCTGGCATGGGGCAGACTTGGCCTGTGTTTGCGGGGAACTCAATCATGTTTGATGATTCCGCCGAGGTTCAAAAAATCGTTGGTGGCGCTGGATTGCGTGTTGTTAATCCGGTACAATATAATTTCACAATGCAAAAGGCAGGCTAAACTATGACCATTCAAACTAACACCATTTTGGTGCTCGACACCGAGACTTGCGACCTTCAAGGCCACGTTTATGATGTGGGCTATACCATCGCCAACAAGCGAGGCGAGATTGCTTTGACCCGCAATTGGCTGGTTCAGGAAATCTTCACCGATGCTAGCAAGATGATGGGCGCATTCTATGCTCGCAAATTGTTTAGCCATTATGCTCCGATGCTGGGACGCGGTGAGGTTGAATTGGTGCCTTGGAACGACATTGTTGACACGATGCGCGGCGACATTGCCGAGCATGGCGTTAACATTCTGGCAGCATATAATCTCGGCTTCGACCGTCGCGTTATGCGTCAGACCCACGGCTTGCTGGGTGATGGCTCGCCTATCTTCGGCGCTGGCACTAGGCAGCTCGATTTGTGGCAATTTGCCTGCGAAACCAAACTTTCGCAAAAGGCGTATAAGCGAATCGCGGAGGAGAACGGCTGGGTGTCTTCCGCTGGCAACATCAAGACGGGCGCAGAATTTGCCTATCGGTTTTGCTCTGGCGACTTCGGATTTATCGAAGACCATACGGCTTTGTCCGATGCGCTTATCGAGACCAAAATTATGGCGGATTGCTTTGCGACCAAGCGCAAGATTCCTTATGGCATTGTTAACGGCTCGCCTTGGCGGATTGTCAACAAAAAAGCGTCGGGCAGCGACCCCGACATTCACGGCTCAAAGGTAGCCGGTAACTAAACCACTAAGGGGCGGAAACGCCCCACCATTTTTGCTAAGGGGCGACCAT